GGTGTTAACTATTAAATTTTGCCAGTACCTTTGCATTTAGGACAGATTTTTTCTTCAACTAAACCTGAACCCTTGCAAATAGGACAGATGTCTAACTTTTTAACTTCTTTTTTCTTTGCCATAACTTTGTTTAATTTATAACGGTTGCTCTAGGGCAGTTTCCCGCCCTAGAGTTGAACCATAGCTTAAACTTAAGCTGAAGTTATTCCAGTCAAGACACCATTAAGTCTTGGATTTTTACCCACTAGTTGTCCTAGGAGCAAAATTTGTCCAATTTCGGCATATTGATTGACTGGGTCTTTCAAACCAGTCCAAGCAAAGCCAAATGACTTTGGAACTCCTGGACCGTCATATTCATTTCCTTCGTGGAACTTAGCACTCAAATCAATGTTGTTGTATTTGTGTGATTTCAAACCATACCATTGGATAGAGGGTTCATTTAACATATACAAATATTGAGCAGTACATTTCTCATCTTTAACGATTGGCATACCTCTAAAGTATAGAGCGTCATAACCAACTTCACCTCTTAATGCACCTTGGGAAGCAACGACTCCGAAACGAGTTACTTGTGGGTAACCCATAGCGTCATAGTTAGCTCTCACAGTTGGAGCATAAAGGCTTTCAATTAAAGACCAAACGGTTTCATTACAGATACCAAGGGTTGGTTTATGTTGACCAACTTGACAAGAGTCATAAAGAGTTCTCATCTTAGCAAGAGTAATTGAACCACCTGATGCTGTTTTAGTAGCAGCAAGTCCAGTATAAGTGGAACGAGCAACACCACCGTAAGTAGCAACAGTATTTCCATCGTCAACGATGTCTGGTAAGCCTAAGAAAGCTTTACCTGCTTGGGCGGTGTAGAACAAAGTTCCAACACTATCAAGCATATCTTCCATAGCACTTTCCATTTCAGTTTTAACTAGGTCAAGAACTTGTGCTGGGGTTTGATTTACATCAATTTCCATACCGTTCATAGTAACTGATTGGTAATAACCAGTTGGGTTGAACGACATTTTGGCACGAGTATTAACTTTAGTGGTTGTAAAAGTATCAAAACCATCAAAAGCACCACCAGAGGTAGATTTTTGATATTTGAAAGGAACTTTTAGAGTTTCACCACTCCAAGGTTTACCATTTGAAAGGAAACGAAGTGATACAACGTTACCTGACAAGACGGTATCAACAATCTTAGGGACGATTTCGTCCTGTGTGATTGTTTGTATATAATCATCAAATGTCATTTTTGTTAATTTAAAATATTAATTACTTGTCAAACTTAGAAGCAGCATTTGAGATAAGAGTGTCAACGCTTTCGTGTTTCCACCTACCGTAATTTGTTTTTTCACCAGTCTTTGAACTTCCGCTTGAACCTCCTGGTCTTACTTTAGAATTAGCGTCTTTCCTATCCTCTATCTTTTTATCCCACACACCTTCTTTTTTCATCATACGAACAGCAACCGCTAATGGAACATAATCGCCACTTTCCTCGGACTCTTTGATAGCGTATTTGATTACTCTATTCTCTTGGTCTTTAGAAGTGATTATGTCCTTTTCCCATAAGTCATCTATTTCTCGGTTAACCTTTTCTTCAACTTGTTTTTCTTCATTTTTCAATTCATTTTTCACACTGCTTACAAATTGAGTTTTCATCTCAGGGTTTTCTAATAAAACTTTAAGGAACTGCTTTGGCAATTCATCAAAAACTTCGTCCCAACTTTGGGCATTTTTGATACGATTATCCCAAACACCCTTTGGGGTTTCAGTCGGTTTTTTGGTTAAAGTTTCAAACTTCCCTTTCAGGTCGTTCAATTCTTCTTCTAGTTTTTGAGCTTTGCGACTAGTAGCTTCTAATCTTCGGTATGGGACTGTTTGCTTGTCCTTCCAATCGTCAGACTTTTCTTTATCATCACCGTTTTCCTCTTTTTCTTCTTCGGATTTGTCATTAAAATCTAAATTAAGGTCTTTGTCATCAACATTTTCATTTAGCATATTCTCTACTCCTGTGACGGTGGAGCACCGTTTGAGAATTAATAATTAATTAATTATACCATTATTTCTTAGCCACCAGAGTTATCTGGGGAATACAACCGTTTCTGCCAACTATCATAACGGCATCTAATCCACAATTATATTTCGTGAGTAATTTAACCAATTCATCTTCACACTCCTTAGCTCTTTTGTCGGCTTCCTCTTTTTCCTTAACATCTTGTAAATGTTTTGCCACTTCGTCAGCAGCTTTGAGGTCAGATTTTTTTATTTCGTTCATAATGCATTATTAATTTCTAATTTTACTTTTAAGGATATCTAACCATTTTGATAATTCGGTTTGAACATTTTCTAATTGGGTTAATAGGTAATTGTTCTCGGCATTTTCACCACTAAAGTCGGATTGTTTTCCAACGGGTAACTTATTAGCCTTGTTATCGTCAGAAGTCGTTTCGGGGGTGTTAGTAGCGTGTTGTTCAGGCTTGGATAAGTACTTACTCTTTAAATAACCTAGGATTTGGTCAGAACTCACTTCATTGTCAACTTTGTTTTCCATTTTCTTTTTCCTTATAAACTTCGCATTTATTAACTGCGTCTATTATCTCTTGGACTTGGACATAGGATAAACCAGTCATCAGAACTAGGGCATTAACAATTTTGTTAAGCAGTTCTATTGGAACTATTTTTTTCATTTTGAGTCTAAACTTTTAATTAACTAATTATAGCATTATTTCTTTTTACCGCCTTTCTTTTTTCCACCGCAAGCCATATTTTTATTTAATTATTAACTATTCTATCCACCCTCTTAAAGTAACTTGACAATAAGAACCAGCAAGATTACTAACCGCACTAATCTTTAAATCTGCCGTAGCAGGAATAACGATTGGTATTTCAAAATCTCTATGAAAAGAACTATCTTCGGTTATGATTTCAAAAAATGGTTGGAAGAAATTTATTTTTGTGGTTGGGGCAGTATCATCAACTTGAGCTCTACCAATCCATCTAACAACTTTTCCTGAAGTAGTAAAACCGCTTGATAATGCTATTGAAGTAATATAAAGAGTCTTGCCTAATGGAACAGTATAAGTTAATCCTCTACCCCGAGTAAAACCTGCTGAAATTTGTCTAACAGTATTTGTTCCAACAACAGTTCTACAAATTATATCCCCCGCAGCTACTCCACCAGTTCCAACTTGGACAGCCCGAATTGAATTAACTCGTAAAATAGTAGTATCTGTTAATGGTACAGGTGTACCTCCTGCCATATCTAGTGTTTGAGTTTGTTGAGAATAATCAGCATCAAGATAAGTTATTTTTACCTTTTGAACCCCTGTACCAGTTAAAGTATCATTAGCAGCCCCCGCACCAGTAGATAAAACTTCAAGGGCGGTAGCAGTAGGTATCCAATAATAAGTTCCACCTTGAGTAATAATATCTTCCTCGGTAGAACCGACATCACCGTTATAACCTAATTTAGAAAATGGAGTATGTCCTGCTACATTTCCCTCGGCTATGTCGTAAAGATATGGCATAGATGAAACTCTTGGCTTATTATTTATATGTTTAACCCCATAAGCTACACCTAATTCATCAACAAACTTAGATGATTGATTTCCATTTGTTTGGTTAGCCGAAGTAGCAGCTCCAGTTGGTAAAACCGATGAACTAACAGCACTTTCAACCAAAGCTCTACCAGTTGTTGGGTCCATTAAAAGACTTCTAGTTTCACGATTGGCGTCATTGGTTTCCCCTTGGACTACTGGTTGCCAATTATCATCTCTTTTAGCATTGGTATTAGCCATAATATTTTTCTAGTTTTTCTAATAATAACTTAAATTCTTTATAAGCACTCTTTAAAGTGTTCTGCTTATCCTCTAAAACTTTCTCTCTTTTAGTTATTTCTTTTTCCCTTTCATCTAAAATATCAGATATTTGCTTTAGTTCTTTTAGATTTTTCACTTAGTCTTTTTAAAACTTTTAATTTAAGGTCATCTTTGTCAACAACCTTTTTAATCATTTTGTCTTTCATTTTTTCTATTCTTTCGTCCATATTATTATTGAATAGGTAACTCCTCAGGTGCTTCGGTTGGGGCTTCTTCCATTGGTGCTTCCTCTGTCACTCCAGCTTTTTGTTGTTTAATAAAGGCAATTTCAGCTTTAACGTGGTTAAGGTAAAGTTGCTTTTGTCCGTCATCTAATTTATTGAACTCATCACTATCCATATAAGCCGAGTGTCCTTGGATATGAGCTTGAGCTGTTTGTGGGTCTTGCAACTCACGATTAACAGGTGGTTCTTCACCATTTTGAATAGCTTCGGTGTCTTTAATCATACCCTCGGTGTAGTTCTCTTGTGGGCTTCCGCCTTGACCTGTAATAGCAGCAGCTAATTCTGGGAATAAAGTTTGAGGTGATTGTTGCCATAGGAATAATCTCTTGGCTCTCATTTCAGGATTAGAATTATTTAATTCTTCATATAAAGACAATGGGTCAATTCCCCCAGCACCCCAAAGATTAATTGCATTGTTCATACGACTAACATCATCGGTAGGTAAGGTTGAACCTCGTTTAACCATACAGATAGGTTTAACAAACTTGTAGGTTTCTTCATATTTCCCCCCTCGTAATTCGTTCTCTTTGTACTTATAAACCTTTGATAGTTCCGTAGTTAGTAAATCTCGGCTAATCGTTACATCGTCCTCTTGTTCAAGGGGAATTAAGTGGTCATCTTCATAGTGAATTATCATCATTTGTAAAGTCATATTGAAATAGTCCTCGCAGAAGTCCTCGTAAGATTTAACAAGGTCGTCAATTCGTCCATAGTCTTGTTGCTTTTCCATTACTGCTTCAGTGGCGGTATCTGATTGTGAACCCGCACCTCTAGTTGTAGAGTGAGTTCCCATTATGTTATCTATTTCACTTTTAGTCATTACAAAGTCATCTTGAACATAACCTTGCATAGGATTTCCCGCAATTCTAGTAATAGCAGCTCTGGCGTCACCTTTTTCTACCCAAATCCTTTCTCTGGGAAGTCCTTTGATAGTGGCAAATTGGTCTTTAGATATAAAATCCCCCGAACCAATTAACGAACCATTAGCTTCCTCGGCGTTTTCGTTTATCTGTCGTTTTCGTTTATTGATAAGGTCTTGTAAAGGTATAGCTTGTTCTATTAAAGAAGTATCACCATATATTTCCTCATTGACATTAAAAGTCTTGAGAAAGATATAAGGCATCGTTGGTTTTTTAAGGATATTAAACTGTTCTGTAACAACTTCTCCCATTTCATCAACGGTTTCAGTTTCACCCCAATCCCAATTTGGATTTTTTTGTTTGTCTAGGATAATGTTTCTATACTTCCAAACGGTGAATTCGGGAGTGTGGTATTCAATAAAGGTAAGAGTTCCACCTAAAAGTTTTTTATCGTTCTCGGTAGCTCCTACTGATTTTAATAATTCTTTCTTGTTCTTTGGGTAAATCTTAATAACTTCCTCTAGGGTTAAATCGTCAACTATTTGAGCCACGAACTTTCCCTTAGGGTCAACTATAACGTGGTCGTTCTTGACTGTTTCCCAGATAACTTCTTGCTCGTCATTATCGTATCGGCATTTCATTACTCCTAAATACCAGAAAAAGTTCCTACGAATACTAATTCGGGATTTTTCTAACATCTTGTCAATTACTTCCCACTTCATCTTAAGTATCTTAGCCAGTTTCTCAGCAAATTTCTTATTAGGGTGGAATATTCTTGGCTCGGGGGTAGAGGAAGTAATAATAGGGATAATCGTTTCCGTATTTCTAAAGATAATGTTTTCAACAATCCTAGTGTCTTGGTCAGAGCCGAGTTTTACCTTTTCTTCTCCCAAGTAATAAGCAAAATTCTTGTCGCCTTTCTCACTGGTTTTTTCTTTCCAAGTTTTCTTAGCTTCCTCTATATTCTTGTCAATTTCCGCCACTAAAATATCATCGTCAAGTTTAAGGGATAATATCGGCTTTAATTCTTCACTAACTTCTTCAAATGTATCGTTTTCTATAATGTCCATAATAAAATAATTTATAAAGGACATCAAAGTGTCTCTTTACTATTATATCATCTCTTGAACTTCTTAGTTTTTCCACAATGTTTACACTTTATGTAAATATAGGTTTCATCGTAAAAGAATAAGGTTTTTCCACAAAAGCATTTCTCTTTATTGACCACACTCTCAATCTCTTTTTGAAGTTCTTTTATCTTATTCTGTATTTCACTCATTGGGTTCTCCTACAAAATCTTTAATATTCACCGCTGGGACTTCCCCCGCTTCCCCTACAACAAACGACTCTCTAGATAATTTCTCTCGGTCTTGAGTTATAAACATTTCGGCTTCAACCCTATTAGTGTGAGTGATTGCGAAGTATCTAATCATATCCATAGCGTCATCATTAACCTTGGAGGGAACTTCTCTCACTACTCCGTCAGAACTCTTATTCTCTATCCACCTGTAAGTTTCAAACTCATCAGCTATCCAAGCCAAATCTTTATTAAACATCAGGGTAGGTTTTCCTGTGTCGGCTCTAACCTTTAAAAGTTCTGCCACTCTAACTATTCCGTTCTTTACACTATCGGTTTCTTTATCTACTCCGTCAAATCTCACTCCTAAATGAAAAAGTTGAGCTATGTTCATCGGTTGAGCTGAGTCGGCTACTGGTTTAATGATTTCTTTGCCTTTGTCTTTCTCTCTTACGATTTCGGCTATTTGGCTTTCAAATAACCCTGACTGATAGATACCGTCATATAAATAAATTTCGTCTTTTGTAGGGCTGATAGCAAAGTATCCTAAGGCTGACTTGTGGGCAAATCCAAAGTCTAAAGCTCGGGTAAAAGTCCAGTCTTGGGTAAACTTAAAACTTGGAATATCTACCATATGTATATCTCGGTTAAACTCTTTGTAGATTAATCCCGACATCTTTCTAAATTCTCCTAATACTTCTTGGGCAAATGAGTCCTCGTCCATTTCCCGTTTCATTAAATCTAACTCTTTCATATCAAGGAAAGGGTTATCGTAAGAAGTAAAGTGAAAAGAAGCCCAATCATCACTTCTAGTTTCGTATAGTTCTTTAAAGTGGTTAAATCCGTTCGGGGTTGAGATAAACCAAACCTTAGCCTTGCTATCTACGAGGGTAGGACGGATAACTTTCCAAACTTCACTCCAACGGGAAAAGAAAGCAGTTTCATCAAAGACACAGAAGTCTATTTTGACACCTCTTAAACTATCAGGATTATCGCCACCCTTTAATAGAAGTCTTGAATTGTTTACTAATTCAATAATCAATTCGTTTTCATTACATTTCTTTATAGCCTTATAGGGAACTATCTCTTTAAGCATTTGCCACATTATGGACTTGGATTGCTTATAGGTCGGGGAAATATACCAAATATCTGTATCGGGGTGTTCTACTGCAAAGTTCATCATTTCAAAAGAAACTAAAAAAGACTTTCCAGCTCTACGCCCACAGTTTATTACTTTATATCTATGTTCGTCTAGGGAAACTTTGCTTTGCCATTTGCTTAATCTAATTTCACTTATCTGTGTCATAGACTACCTTTATTAATCCTTTTAAGTCAGTTCCTTCCGCCCCTGTTAGTTCTGTCCTTTCCGCAAATTCAGATTTCTTTTTGCGAGATAGATACCATTGGGCGTGAATTGGATTATCAAGGTTCTTAAAAAGGGTAGCTTTTGCCTTTAATAGCGGGTTTTGTTTCAACTCCTCAATTTCCTCTATATATTCTGGGTGTTCTTTACAGTACTTATAAAAAGTTGATTGGGGAACTTTGGCGTAAGCACAGGCTTCAACGTTATCAAACCCTGTCAAAAATCCTTCCCTTAAAAGATTAAGAATTTCTGGAGTCACTTTGTTAGGTCGTCCTACTCTATTTTTTGTCATAATTTATTTAATAATTAAAACTTATTCCAATTAAATCTTATCTCACTTAATTGATGAGTTTTATTATAGATTATCTTACAAGCACTACCATATCTTTTTTTCAGGATTTCGCATTGCTCTTTGATTAGGTCGGGTTGATTGTAAAGATAACTTGCTCCCCCGTCCATACTTTTCATCTTGTGAACAAACATATATTTATACCAAGTAGCATTTGTTCTCCCACTCATTAGAAGTCTAGCCGAGATTTCGTAATCATTGAAAATTAAAAGGTTTTCCGAGTATCCGCCAACACTCTTAATATCTTTGGCGTTCATAAATCCCATACACCAAACTGGTTGTTTTAGTTTTAGGTCTTTATGGTAATACCAGTTGTGTCCCGAAAAACTAACTCCTAATTGGCTGAACTTGTTCTTTCGTATCATTTCCTCTCCCTCTTTTAGGAACTCATCTACATTAAAAGGTTGATTGTCTTTTCTTTTCATACCAAATATATCATCATCAGCAAATAAAAATATATCTTCACCGTTTTCAAGGGTGTACTCTACCATTGAGTTCATCATATAACCGAAACCACCGTTGTTTTTCTTTAATTGGACTATTTCTAAATTAGGTCTAGACTTTTTATACATCTCGTATTCCTGCGGTTCTACGAATAAAACTATATTAGGAATATATTTATCAATAGTAAAATTTAATCTATTTTTACTTCCGACTAGAACTTTCATATTTTTTCTGATTGAATTTATAAACTACATCACCGTTTTCGTCTAATCTATCGGGAATAAGAATACCGTCAAAATATTTGTAAGGACTTTTAGCACTCTTAGGAGTATTCCAGATATTCCTCATATATTCTAAGATAGACTCTTTCTTGTGTTTTCCCGCACTTACTAATCCTAATCTTTTAATCGGGGACGAACTCTTAACCTTATCTAAGAAATTATGCTCGTGTTTCTTAATGTCCGAGAATTTAACCTCTCCCGCTTTCTTGGCTTGAACTATCGCTTGAGTGAATTGACATTTAGCAAAGTTCTTAAAATAAGGACTATCATCAGGCAACCCACAACAACTTCCGCATTGACTTCTTTCCTTGTGATTGGCGTCACTAACAAAAAACTTCAGGTCAATTTCCTTACAAAGTTTTTCCATTTCCTCAATATAAGGGCGTTTGACTTCGTAGTTAAGTCTAAGGTATCCCGCCCCTTTGGATTGTAGGCGATAGAATTCCCAAAGGTCAAAACCTGCGTATTGGCTCATTAACTTATATCGTTCTTTAAGTCCATTTCCTCTGGTTTCCAAACAAAAAAACTCCGTAGATAAACCGTAAGCCCCGACTTCTTTGGCTCGCCTAATAAGTTCTAAGTGCGTTGGATTAGTAACCCCGATAATAAAAGGTCTTAATCTCAAATTAACGGCAGCCACTCCTAACTTAGCATATTCCCCAATTCCCCATAATCTTTCCTCAGGGGACGGGACACCTTGTTCTATGACTCTAGCCTTTTCCTCGTCTAAGGTAATAATTGAAACTTTGATATGAATATTTTTGGCGTCCTTTAAAACAGCTCGGTATCTTTCGTCTTTTAAGTGCCAAGTGCTTTTACTAGATAAGGAGATAGGATAATCTATCTCCCGAAAGAACTTTAAAAGTTCAAGGGTAGTACCGTGCTTTTGCTCTAAAAGGTCAAAGGGTTCACTCATACCGCCCCATTGCATAGGGATTCGTTTCTTAACATATTCGCCAAACTCCGAACTATCAGGTTCAAGGAAAATCTTTTTGACCTTATTGACATCTACTTGTTTAAAGTCTTTTCCCATTACACTTTCGTTGTGCATTTGCTGATAAAAAGCAAAACAGTACTGACATTTATACGAACAATAAGAGTAAGTATCAAAAGTCATCGGCATACTACAATCTAGTATCTCGTAACTCCACCTTGGACTTTGGTAATAATTTCCCATTATTTTTTAATTTCCTCTATTAAATCAGTTAACTTAGTTCCGTCAATTTTCTTTAGATATTTCCCGTCGTTCAAGAACTCCGAAACGGTTTTAGCTTCTTCCTCGGTATCAAACATAAAGACGAGTATTTGGCTTTCACCCGAAGTTAAACCTTGAATTTCCTCAGGATTTATTCCGCCCACCTCAGAGTCTGGACCTTGATTGTAAAATCCTAATTCCCAATCTTCAAAACCTGATAATTTAAGGTCAAACTCACTATTCTGCAAGCTCGTGATTAATTCCTCTAATTTACTTCTGTCCCACCTACCCGAAATTCTATTTAAGGCTAAGTTTAAAAGCTTCTCTTTATCCCCGTCAACCTTAACGATAACGCAAGGCACTTCTTTAAGTCCTAATTCTAAGGCAGCTTTGGCTCTCATATGTCCGCCAACGATGTAATTCTTGTGATTGATAATAATCGGCTCTACCATACCAAATTCTCTAATAGAGTTTTTAAGATTTTCAAACTCCTCTGGGGTGATTTCTCTTGGATTGTACTCAGAGGGAATAAGTGTAGCGGGGTTTAGATTTTTTATTTCTAATTCGTTCATAGTTTATTTAAATTAATATTTTCTTCCGCCACCCTTGTATCTCCTGATACTTCATCGGGTTCACTATTAACTTGTGGTGCGGGAGTTTTAAGTGGATTATAACCATAAGCTCTACCAAAATCTTCATTAAACTTTCCTGTTTTGGGGTCTATGGGTTGTATCATATTTTTAGCGTTATCGGCTCTATCCTTTTTAAGTTCTACTCGTCTTTTTTCCGAGATAAATAATTCTGGACTGTAAGAAGTAAGATTGCCAACATTAATCTCTCCACACTTAACGCATTGTCTAACAACGTGGTGCATATCTTGTTCTATAATTTTCCAACACCCGCCATATTTTACATTGGCGTCCATACCTAGCATCGGATAGTGATTACAAATTGGGGATTTTTTGGTCATAGGATTGTTTTAACTTTAAAATCTCTTGATTTCTTTTCCTTATCATTTCTCGTCTTGCATTATGTTCGGAGCATAAATGCTGAGTATCAAAAGTAGTTGCTGGTTTTTCGCAATAATCGCATTTAATTTCCATTTTCCCCCCTTATGGTTTTCAAAATTCTTTCTTCCCTTTCAATCGCAATTTCTTCCTCAGTCTGGGGTTCATCGTCAAAAATAACGGCTGACTCTTTGGGTTTTACCTCTTTAATGGCTTCCTTAACTCCTTTCAACGATAGTAAATAGATTAACCCGATAATTTCCCCCGCCAAAAAGAAAACTAAGACCAAAGATATTAAAATCTCAATTAGAATAATCATAATGCATTATGAAGATTATTTAACTCCAAAACCTTAAACTTATAAGTTTTGATTATTTCCTCTAGTTCATCACGAGTATACTTCTTAGTTTGGTTAGAACGGAAAATTAAATCATCAACAAAATCCTTTCCATAGTCGTTTATCAATTTGATTGCGTATATTCCCAAGTTCCCACTAAGCCATTTATTACACTTAACACATTGACCGTGTAAATTATTCTCATCAAAATCTAGTTTACCGTGTCTAAAATGCCCCGCCTGAAAATATCGCATATCCGTATCAGCCCCGCAGGTATAGCATTTACCGTGGTGTAAAGTTTTAGTGGTGTTTAAACAATCTCGTAATCTGACATACCAATGTATCCATTTCTCGGCTTCTTTCTTGAGCTTCGGATAAGGTCTTAAACTATTTTTCCTAATTTTATTAGGACTTTTTAGTGTCTTTTTTTTCAAATTGGTCATATCCTCTAATTCTTATTTTACCAAGATTGGCTAGGTGTTGTAAAGTGGCGACGATTAAAGAGAAATCTCTTTCATAGTAAATCGGCACTACTCTACGACCATTTTTCATATAAGAACTAGGTTTAATATAACCCTTTTTGACATAAGTCCAAAGAGTTACATAGTCTATACTCCAATTAAGAGTTTTTTTAAATTGTTCTAACAATGTTGTATTGTTATAGTCCATAAGGTGTAATATCCAAACCGCCACTACAATCGCAGATTTGGCTTGGGTCGTATTTAATTATTAATTTATTACAGGTAGCACATTTTATAATTTTAAATGGTCTTACTACTTCAACGCCATTATGGATTGCTTCAATCTTAAAATCCTCATAAGATAAAGTTCTAGCCTTGGCTAGTAATTCACTTCTATCCTCATCGTTTAAACCCTCTAGTTTAGACTTCATCATATTCAATCTTACTAGGGGAATATCTAAAACTTCATCTTTTGATAGCTTAAGTTTTTCAATATAGAATTCATAAACTTTAATATAAACATCAGCCGTAGAGGGAGTTATATTAATTTCGGGATTAGCCAAAAACGACCGCCAAGTATCAAACCCACCGTCACCCATTTCTTTATAAAGTTGATTATTCTTTATCTTACTCAAAACACTTCCGAGGTCTAAAAATAGCTCTCTTTGTTCTTTGAGTAAGTTCTTTGTTAACTGGTATAAAGCAAAGGCTTCTTTTCTTTGTAGTTCAATATTGGCGGTCATAGTTTTATAAATTATTAAAAGGGCATTTTTTCCTCGGGTTTTTCCTCATCAGGAATAATTATATCCTCAACTTCATCTCTACCGAAAGTTTGAGTTGATGCCTTAACCCCTGTAACAAGTTCCTCTAGGTCTAAACTACCAAGTCGCCCCATTTCGTTAACCTCATCGGTGGTTAACTCTTTGGTTTGCTTACTGTCTATTCTGGTTAGCTTGTAATACTTAGCTGGACTTTCCTCGGTTCTGGTTAGGACATAATCGTACTCGTAAACATCAATCCCATCTTTATACTCTTGTTCTAATTCTTGACGAACTCCGATTGTAGTTTTAAGTATCTTTCCTTTACCGTCCTCTCGGTCTATAACTGGGTAATAAAAAGTCATTTTGACTTTAAAGTTTTCGGCTTCTTTCATTACACTTTTCTTTTCTTCATCATTTTTTAGTAAATCGGCTTGAGTTTTAATCGCCAAGTATTTATTACAATACTCGCACTCCGAACCGTTCATAATTCTCGGACAATTACTGATTATCCACTTATCACCGTTCTTGATGAAGTGTTTACCGTCATAGTATCCGCCTTTTATTAACCTGAATTTAATCTTGTCACCCTTAGATTTAAGTTTGACAAACAAACCGCCTTTATCTATGTTTAGGGTTTCACCCATACTGAAATTTGGCATAGTTTTTTCTCCTTTTAGTCAATTAATAATTGTGACTAACTAGTGTGATTGACATAACTAATAAATGGTTTTAATTGATAAGCCTTAATTGCGTGATTATCCCATTTCAGTTTAACGTGGTAGGATTTTTCCATAAAGTCGTCAAAGCTAATAACTCCGTAAATACTAATCGCTTTATAGTCGTAATCTACCTTTACAAAGCAAAAATGGGTTATACCTTTTTCTCTTATACTTTCTAATTCACTATCAAAGACTAAAAACTGACTATTAAAGACATTTGAAGTGCCTTTAACATCAATTAAATCGTTCTCGTATTTAATATCCCCTCTATCGCCAAAGGTTCTCCTTTCTAAACGATAACTTTCAAAGGGATAACCTAGTTCTTTGAATTTTATCTCTACCGCCTGATGAGCCAAAGAGCCAGTAATATCTCTATTCTCGGTAGCATTTCTAGTCTTTTGACCAATACTTGACTTCAAGCACTCAGCGTCAACTTCTGCTAATTTAAGCATTTCGTCAGTAATTGGAATTGAACTTATAAACATTATAAAGTTAAACAATAAACATTAATAATAATAGTCACTAGGCTAAGAATTGAAAAAACCCTGTATATAGTTTTTTTATGTTTCAATCTTTCGGTTGTCAAAATCACTAAGATTAAAGCTAAAATCTGATAAGGAATAAATAGCCCCTTTTCCCCTATCCACCTCATAGTAGGGTTTAGCTCAACTCCCCAACCACCATATTTATTGATATTGAGTATGGTTGTTATTACATCTAGTATTCTAGTTATTATTAATAAAATCATTTGTTGTATTTTGTTGTTAACTTCCAATCAAACCATTTTTTATGAGTACGATCTGTTTTTTGTTTTTTAACATTTAACCAATAGTCTACTGGTGGTTTATATTTAATTTTAGTAGAACCTAATTTTTTTTGTAACAAACCAACCTTTTTGACTGGACAATTTATATGTAATTTAGGTTTAGCTGTTCTTTTATTCCTTTCACTACACTCTTTAAGAGCTTGTTCAAAGGGTTTTAATTCCTCTTTACTTAAGTAATCACCTTTGTAAAGTGAGTTCATAATTATTTTTCCCATTTTGAACGACTGGCGTTCCAATGATTTAAAGCTTTTGGATAACCGTCAGTTTCTAATACTTTATAAAAGCAATCAATGTTATCTTTGAAATCGTAAACATTTTTACCTTTACAGTAGGCGTGCCAAGTTCCATTGATAAATTGATAAATCCCCGTAGCAGTTGAATTTCGGTTCTTAGCCATAGGGTTAAAATTACTTTCAGCTCGTGCTATTCTGATAAACTTTGATATAGTAAAATCGTCATAACCCAACTGTTGTCCACGACATCTTACATAGGTAATAGGGTCGTAATCGCAAGGAATTTCAATAGCCTTTACTTCCTCTACTTTCACAGGCAAAGATTGTCCTGTGGGCTTTAGTGAGCCATTAGGTCTATCCGCAAGGTAGCAACCAAATAAAGAACCAATAATTAGCCCCCACATAGCAGCAGCTAAGGTTCTGCGGTTTACCCAAAATGATAAGCGTTCATAAAACTTGGTTCTTTTGTCAAGTTTTCCTGTTTTTGTTTTTTTCATACTTTTTATAAATTATTAACTAAATTTTTTTCAATTTTCTCCCAATTTATAATACCTTTTTCTACGAATTGTTTAACCTCGTCCCACCAAACACCATTTAAACCATTTGGAATTAAAAATGCTTGATTGGTTTCTCTTAACTTATCCTCGGCAATTTTTCCGAACTCTTTATAAGCTTTAACTTTCATCTCATCATCTTTGGGATTATATAAACCGTACTTGCTAGCGTAATTCAAGGCTACAATAAAATCTTTACTTAACATTTTTACCCCCTCTAAATCCAAAAAAACTATTTAATGGGTCTAAGTTTTGAACCTTGACCTCATTTCTTTTATTCATAGCTCTAACCTTTCGGTTATTGGCTTTTATTTCTTTTTTAGTCATATCTTTTTTAATCATTAACTAATCTGATTATAAATCATATTATTTACAAGTCAATGAGTAGGTTTTAAGTTCTTTTTTGGCTCTACATACCGCCAAATGAATTTTTTAAAAGTTTTAAACTTACCGTGTAATGCCCTTTGAACATAATATGGTCGGTATCCTAATAGTCTTTGGATTTCCCCTAGTGAGTTCCAATAGGCAACGATATCGCCTGTTTTCTTGTCTATTTGATAAAAAGGCTTAGAGCGTTTAACGCAGTGGTGTTTTTTACCTTTAATACATTTCAAATGAGCAGTGCTTTGGTAGTATTTAGTTGGTTTACCGCAAATACGGCACTTTGGATAATTACGCATTATTATTTTTAATAACATAAAGGCTTATACCTAAAGTGCTTTGTCAAGAGATACAAGCCTTAATATTATTAATTATGGACTCCTATCAACCAAAGTAGGATGGGGACCAGTAGACAAAAACCTACAATAAGATTTTTCATATAATCTAGTTTCATTTTTTCTCCATTTTCTCTTTAATTTCTAATCTTAGTTGGTTTCTGATAAAGGCTGAAGTATTAGGAAAATTATTTTTATCAAAAACATCTTCTAATCCTCCCACCGCTTCTATCCACTCTTTATCTCTGTTATCTAGTTCTGATTTGATGAGTTTTAATAAAATTTTACAAGTTTTATCAACATCTTCGCTATAAATAACTTCAGTTAAAATAGGAACTAATCTTTCTTCTAGTGATTTAGTTTTCATAGTTTTTCAAAATAAATATTATCTAATTCTTTTGCATTAACTCTAATTTTATGGTTATCAAATAATTGAGGTAGAATAAAAATCAAACTTTGCATTTGGTCTTTATCTAAATCAACTTGATGAATTTTACCTTTTACTTCAATTAAGACTGCACATTTTTGGTCTTTTACTTTCCAAGTGTTTCCCATAGTTGGTTTAATGGTTTTTGGCATTAGTTATTTATTTAAAATTTTATTAATAAACATTTTCCAAGGTGATAGCCACTCAACTTTACAAATTCCAGTTCCATACATAAAACTATTTCTAGTCCACTTTCTACGGACATAATCAATACTATGGTGGTATCTTTTCTTTCTTTTAATCTCAAACTTGATATTTAAATTCCCAATCCATTTATTAATTTTCATTACTTTTCCTTTTGTAAACTAATAAGTAATTGTTTATTAAAAAGTACTAACTGGTTTATTTTATCCCACATCTTTATACCAGAAGTAAGTCTTATACAATCTCCTATTCCCTCTAATCCACCACCAAGACTATCTGGCACTACTAACTTATCTAGGTGTTTAGTGGTTTGGGTAGAGGGAGATTTAAACTCGGTTAAAGACATATTACAGAAACAACACCTCTTGCCACCAGTCATAGTTTCTTGAAATTTATGTTTGCATACTGGTTTATCTTGTTCGCATTTTAGACAAATTCTATAATAATCTCCGTGAAAAGGACAGGTATAGACAAATCTTTGGTCTAGGGTTTTATCTTCTCTTACTGGTTTATCTTGTTTGGCCAATAGGTCTTTAATTATAAATTCATAATCACCTTCTAATTGGCGTAATCCCCAAACAATATTTTTTCTACTGTGTTTCCAAATCATCTTTGTTTTGAATTAATAAACTGTTGAGCTTCCTCATCGTCTACCACCCAGATTTCAATATGGTTTTCTTTTACTTTGTGGGCGGTTTTGAACTTACCTTGTCTGGCATAGTTGTTAATTGTGGTTCGGTTTAGTTTAAGGATTTTTTGTAGTTCAGTTATTTTCATTTTCTTCTTCCAATATTTCAGGATTTTGTTTAACTTTTAATTTAGCCAGTTCTACATATTCATCAAATCTTGGGAAACCTCGCTTGATTTCCTCTATCACTTCTAAATTTAACTTAGTCATTTTATCCCCGTTGACTACCCTCTTAAAAACTCTGTTCCATTTACTCGCCACAGGGCTAAACATATCTTGATATTCCATTTGTTCTTTAAAGCCATAAATCTTAGTTAAGTAAACCGAATAACCGACTTTCCAGTTATAACTAAATCTCAAACTATCCTCGTCAAAGGTCAATAGTTCCTCTTTTGGCGGTTCTAAATCATCATTAAAATATTTGGTCATAGTTTCAATATCTTTCTTATAGATTTCCTCTATCGGGCTTGGATTAAATACTCCTAACTCAAGCATACGGCAATCGTCCTTACAGATATAAATAATATGCCCCTCTGGTAGATTCTTGGCTTTAAGGTAATGATAGAGTTGGAGTTTGTGTCCGAGGTTGGCTTCCCCAGTTCTTAAATAACTTTCAAACATAAAAGAAGATACGCTTTTAACCTCTAAGACAAGCGTTTCTAGTCCATAGGGGTAAGTTTTACTAAGATACTCAATAATTTCGTTTGTAGCCCGTTTAAAGATGTCTGGTAACGATAATCCTTCCATTTCCACTTGGGCTTTTTCCCAATCAGGCTTTCCCCCCGCAAGGTGGTCTAATCTACCCGAAACTTTTAACAAGTTAGGATATTGATAATCTAAATGTTCTTGGCTGTTGATAAGTATTCCCGCCCTTTTTAAAATCAACTCAACTATCCACTCAAATATATTTCCAGCTTCAAATTTTCTTAAACTTCGCATATTAGGGGGATTGGTATAAGCTACACCTTTCATTTTGTAGTAGCGGTCAATAAATGCCCCGCCTACTTCACTAGCATAGATATAATCTCTTGGGGCAAGTTTTCTGTCGGTCTTGCCTTTTTCAATGCTAGTATTCCAAACTTGACTAAAAGACCATTTTAAGTTGTTCATTATTTTTGTCTTAACTTTTAATTTAATAACTTGGGAGAGGAGAAGTATCTGCCCTTTCTACTTCTTCCTCGCCCCAGTTATTAAACTGGGGAAACAATATACTGTTCCTACCTGCTTAATATCATTATAAATGATATGATCTATAAAGCAATGGGCAAATATCATAATGCATTATTTTCTAACTGCCGATAATGGTTTCTCGGTAAAATGTAAATCCCTTTCAATACCTAATCCAAAAGTTCCCACATAACTTTCCAACTCGTCTAAACTAAAATAACCGAGTTCGTCATTATCATCGCCAAAGATTGATACAAATCCAAAAAACTCTTTTCTTTCTGGGTCGTATTCTGTAGCATACCAAGTTCCCGCCCCCGTGGGATTAAAGAACTTACAAATAATAATTGGGTCGGCAACACTTTCTTGCGAGCCAACTTTCGCAAACCTTTCAAGGATTTCCTTTGTGAGTAGTTTCATACTTTAGTTTTCCTTTGTTTCAAAGTCGGGGGTTACATTTTTCCACCCGTCTTGTAAATAATAATTTTTGATTTCATCATATTTAATATGTCCGATTAATTTGTCGGGGAGTTCGTAGTAAATAGTTCCAATTTGTCCATTGGTAGAAACTATATAAGCTTTTTCCTCAGGCATATTTTTTCTTTCTTCAAAAGGAAGTTTGATAAGTTTTCGGTAGTATTCCCTAGTCGGACCTTTAAATAAAGTTAGTTGAAAAGTTTTTCCGTCTTTGTTTAATAAAATTGATTTTTGTTTCATAATTGTTTTCCGTTACGATAAACAGTAATAACTCCATTTTTAACTACAATCCCGTTTGCTCTTGCCTTGTTTCGCCAATTTCTAGTTTGGAACTTCTTATATCTTTTAGGAATAGGTTGTCCTAATTCTTTCATAACCTTTCGCCATTTGTCAGTATGTCCGTCCTTGGCGATTAAGTGGGCTAATTCGTGCCAAGAAGTTCGGCTTGGTTCACCCTTTGGATTAAAAACCCTTTTCATTGATAAAAAGCAAATCCAACCGCAACTTGGGTCGTGGCAATTACAGTGGGCGTGGGCAATATGTCTAAATCTTGAACCCTCGCCCCGAGTAACACAACCACCGACAAAAGCCCCTTTAAATTCGGGGTATTTTTCAAATTGTTCAATCTTTATAATCATAAGAGTATTATAAATGATATCATTTATAAGTCAATGACTAAATTAACCCCTATTCTTTCCGAGTATCTTCTTTTTTCCCGAACCGCCAAAAAAATAACTTTATTTTCCCTTCATCGGTTAAAGGTTTGGTATAGTCCACTAAAAACGAATAACACTTTTCTAACTTCCCCGACCGACCCGAATTAAAAGCCCTCTTAAATAGGGATAACCATTTTGGTAGGTCTTTCTTATTTCTTTTAAAATCTATTTTTAACTTTTCGGCAATTTCAAAGGCTTTGTCTTGCCACTCGTAGGCACAGTGCTTTTTCTTGGTGATTTCAAATTTCTTTAGACAATCACCGATACTTTCTACTTTTTTCTTTTTGTAGTAAGTTATATCCATATTAAAATAAAGTTTCCCTTTGTAACTTCTTGCGTTCTTTCATAGCCAAAAAACTTTCAGGAGTAAAAATATCTACACTCCACCTTTGCATATTCCCGTCCCAATGTTTAACCAATACGAACCCGTTAATTTCTAAACTCTCATATTGTTCTTTGTCTTGTTTAAAGAACCTTAATAAAAAGTTTCTTTTATTGTCTTTACTTATATTACTCATAACTGTATTAATAAATAATTTTCCCCTGTAGTTTTGATAATACTTCCCCTTCGGTTTCCCAAAGGATACGCATAATTAACTACATTGTTTTTTAATAATTTAGTTTTAAGAAGTTTTAATTTTCCCGCCTAATTTTAGAGCTAAGGTCACGCCCAGATTATCAATAGTGGTCGCCCACACAACACTCAGACTCGTCCAGTTGTAGTTTAACCGAGTAAGGTTTCCCTTTTGTGTTGTCTTCCCCCTGTCTTATTGCCTACGCCTTTAAGACAGCCTACGAACGGTCAGGTATATCCTGGTTGGAGTTAACTAAATTATTAAAGAACTTTTTGGGTCAAAAAATACCCCCGACTTTTTGTTGGCACAAGAGGTATCGGGAGTAGTTGATATATTATAGTTGAAAATTCCCACTTGTGCCATAGTAAGATTATTATGCCCCATTTTTAATAAAAAAGTGGGGGTAAATCAATATCAAATTATGTCAAATAGGGTTTTGACCAAAAAAAATCCCCTCAGCTCGTTTTTTATATAAACTCACCAAAAGGAATAAATCTATATTACTCTCTTACTTCCGACTTGTCAATAAAGCCATAGTTAACCAAACTCTCTTTCATTTGTTTTCTGGCTAGTCCGAATAAAAGCATTACATCTTTGTTGACCTCGGCATCTTTGGATTTCTCTAAAATTCCATTACAAATCATTTGAATTTTCATTGGGATAGATTTCACTTGTTCTTTGACTATTCGGCACTCATCACATAACTTGGGTAAAATTAGTTCAGATTTTAATTCCTCGGACTTTTTTTTGAGATAATTAAACTGAGCTGGTAACATTACAAACTCTTTTTTACATCTCTTACATTTTATTTTGATATCCATTTGTTTCAAAACTTTTAAAATAACAGGTCAAATACAACTATACACATAACTTACAAGTTCACGACTTAGTAAGTGGGACAGAGCATAAAAGTATTCTAAAAAACTAGACTTTATTTTATATGTTTTTATCGTCTTGTTTTTTGTCCCTGTTTAATAATTATATCATCAACTTTACCTTTTTTTACAATGTTTTTTTCTAATTTGAAATTTCCAGTTGTCAGCTCTCTGTAATTCAAATAGTTTGTCATTGAAGTCTAATCGGTGATGAAGTTCCTCGTGGTCAGTTTTCTTTATGGGAATTAAATTGCTTACTTGGTCAATATCATAATCTAGTGGGACTAAATCTCCCCTATCGTGTTTACAAATTATGTGGTGGCAATTATAGTTTTTGTTATTAGGGTTAATTCCATAAATCTCAAACACCCTATTTCTGTTCTGGAGGTATATTTCTTTTTCCGTCATTTCCCCAATCAATGGTAACTTTTAACCCGAAATAATCCATTAGAAAACTCTCACTAACTCCCTCTAAATTAACCCTATTAGTAACCGTTCTGCTTATCTCTTTGTCAAGACAACCGTTCTCATCTGTGGTGGTATTTACTGTTGTGGTGGTTTCACTAATTATTTCCACTTTCGGTGCTTTCTCCATTTAGGTTGTTTAAATCATAACGAACTGGTTTTAAGTGCAATTCTTTATCAAGTTGTTGTCTTAATAAATCAGTATTAACTGTTTTTGAATTAGCTTCTGTTTGGGAAATTAAATTCATCAAGGCTAATATATGGTCGTAGTCTAGTTTTTCAGAGTTTGTCATAGGGTTCTCCTGTGTTTTGATTAATAAGTTTTGGAACATCTGTTACTCTTAGGGCTTTCCTAAAAGTTGGACAACAAGCAATGTTTTTTTTCACTTCAACTTCACCATCATAAACGGGGACTATTACCTTTTGCCTTTCACCAATCCCTTCGCAAAACTTAGATGGTTGGCATAAATAACATCGTTCTATTTCTTTCATTTAAATAATAAATAAATAACTCCGAAAAGAAAACACCAAACAAAAATAGATATTACAGTTCCGAAAACTGCATCGTCTTGTTCGTCTCTTTCTTTTTTAGCTCTTTCTATGGGGGATAGTTTTTTCATTTTTTTCCAAATGTTATTAATCTTGGTGTAAACTCTCTGACCGTTTCACCGTTAGTCTTGGCTTCAACTATCCAACCACCAATATTGGAAGTCAAACCAAGTCGTTTTTCAAACTGTAATGATTGGTCTTTAAAGCAGGGAGTTTGTAGGAAGTGAATACCACGATAGTTTAGGTATAAACTATTATGATAATGTCCGTAAGTTAAAATATCTGGCAAGTCATCTGGGGGCATAGCATTGATATTTCTCTGGGCTTTATAACTTACCGCATAAGCCTGTGAACCTAAAGGGTGTAACATATCCATATTTACTTTATCCGCCATTTTTACTCTAGCCGAATACTGTCCAATATAAGTGATGTCTTTTCTGGCTCTAGCTAATTGAACTAATGGGTCAGCCCCGTATTTTTCGTACATTTTAAGGTCGTGATTACCTGAGATAGCAATAGTCTGAATTCCTGCCCGTTTAGGATAATGTTTAATTGCATAATCAATCTGGGCTTGTTGTCCAAAGGTGTGTTGTTCAAATTCTTGACCTTGATAGACTCCACTCCCGTCAGTTAAATCCCCAACGTGAAAGACAGTCCTTATCCCCGCTTGTTGGAAACGGTCGTACATCACCTCTAAGGCGTCTAATCTTTCAAATTTAGAGCCGAGGTGAGTATCGCTAACTATTCCAAAATTAAGTAGTCCATCTTTAAATAATTTACTGGCATCAAAGTTTACTTTTCCCTCATTGGATTTACTGCGGACATAAACACCGTCTACCTTTACAAATTTAAAACCGTCCTCAATTAAAGTATCAATTACTTTTACTACTTCTCCGACTTCGGTCTTATATTTCTCGGCTAATATTTCGGGGGTAAATTCACCCCTTTGTTTCAGAACTTCGTGAGGAAGATTTATTTCTTTAGACATAAAAAAACGGCTACCATTTTCGGGTAGCCGATATTGTTTAAATTTCTAATTTTAACTTTACTCATATTTTTAGCAACAATCTTGACTGATTGCTAATAAACTGATATACTTTTATATAAAACCTACATTGATACATAAAAAAGTATCTAGCTCCCCAGCTTTTGTAGGTTTTTTATTTGTCTAAAATCGTTCTTTTGCCAAGGTCATAAAAGCCCCCAGCCGAAAGTCCAATAATCAAACAAGCAATAATAGATTGATAAAGAGTAAAACTCTCCATCAATAAAGGAAAGGCAATAAAGCCTAAAATAAGGTTAACAATAGGTGAAAACCTACTATCTAATCCTACTTTTTTTAATAAAGAATTTATCCCAATTATTACAGGGATAATCCCAACTATTAAATTAGCACCGTTTAATATAATATCCATTTTATTTTTTAATAAATAACTTTTTAAGACCAAAGATAATGTGTTCAATAGGAGTCATCTGTACATTTTCCTCAATCAGTTTTTCTAGTTCTTCATTGACTCTTAACAACTCATCTTTTACTGCGTTTAATTCTTTACATTTATTGTCATACAAGTTCCAATTATCCTTAGCTTTTCTATCTAATTCCGAAATTGTTAAATTTAATTCGTCAATCTTAGAGTTAGCAGTCATAATGGCTTTCTGCTGAACAACTATCTGTTTTTCTTTTTCTACAAAATTTAGCTTTAATTCAGCTATTAAAGATGAATTATCAGCCATTTGTTTTTCTAAATCACTCACTTTATTAGTAAGTCTTAAAATTTGTTCATCAATTTTAGGCTTATCGTTTAAATATCCAAAAGCCTCACGAACATCACCCTCACTTTTACCAGCCAAGAAGTCTAAAATTCTTTTTTGTTCTTCTGTTATTTCCATAACATTAATTATACTCTTTGCCATATTAACAAGTCTATCAATATCTAAAGTTCCAGGGCATTGAGTGGCTTTAATTTCTCGGTGTCCTTTAATATGTTCTCTGTCAATCGGAATAGAATATCTTTGACAAATTTCATTTATTAATCTAGCCGAAGTTTGATAGGTTGTTTCACTAATAGGTAAATCGGGTCCACCCTCGTGTTCTATCCCTATTGATTGGCGATTAACAGTTAAATTACCAGCGTGCCAAGCGGTATCTTCTTCTTTTACATATTGGTGAATTTCGTCATCGCCTATTCCATAATGAGCCGAAGCCAATCTGGTAGGATTTTGAAATGTAGCATCACAACTTTCTAATGTACCAACAATCCAATGAACTATTATTTTGTCTATTTTTTCACCGTTTCTACCAACTCCGTAATTATTTTTATTTGCAGGAACTTGTTTAATCATTTTAATTTAAACTGATAACTATTGAACCACAAATGATTTCGTGTGGTTTATTATTTTTATGGTTCTAATTGGATTTACTTTGTACTCCGCTACTGTTTTTATCGTATAGGTTCCAGCTGGTAGGGCTTTAGGAACATAAGCGTCAGAAATAATCTCTCCACAACCCACAGGAATAATACTTTGGGATTTTGGAGTTTCAAAAATAACTCCGTCAACAAAAAATTTAGTAATCATAGGTGAAACATCAACCCACTTGCAGTATTTAATGACATATCTAACCCTATCACCTCGTTTTACCACTGGATTGACTATCTCAAAGGGAGTTTCAAACTCTGCTATTTTATAAGGATAGACTAGCCAAAAAGTAATCAAAAGCATAAGTACCATAGACGAGGATAATGTTAGCCAAGAAAAAGCATAGAGTATTCTTTTTTTTGCTGATTGTATATTTTTCATTTTTTTAATAAAAATATTAAACCTGATAAAGCAGTTAAAAATTCAATCAGTACAAATGTAACTAGACCGTTGACCAGTTTCTTTTGGTTGCCGTATTCTGAGTTCACCCACTCTTTGGTGGCGTAATTAGAGTCTAGTTTTAGTTTTATGTCCGTCACATCTTTACCTATATATTCTATATCTTTTATTAGTTTTGCGATATCTGTATCGTTTTTAGTTGTCATTTTATTTTAAACTTATCAATATTAACAATTACTCCCTCACCGTTTTTTGACATAACAGCGTCATAGCCTTTTTCTTTCAACCACCTAGTAATAATTTCAGGGGTTGGGGTATTGTAGCGATATTGAGAACCCCATAATTTTTCAGCATCGTCTTGTATTGATTTACCCATATCAAAGGCAGTATTAAACCAAGCAATTTTTGCGTCTTTAGCGGGAGTTACTTCTGAAACATCTCCATATTGAAGTGCTTGATTTTTATTAACACTCACAGACGGTCCACTAGCATACATAGCCCCTACCTTGTTTTCACTAAATCCACCAGTATTACTTTTTTGACCTCTGTAAAGCGGTGGCAATTCTTTTGGTGCTGGTATTTGTCCTTCAATTAGTTTTACTTCTGGTATAGAGGGGGATTGAGATTTGTTCCATATATCAGTAAGTTGGGTTCTAGTCTTAGCTAATAAATCTCTGTAATCGTTCAACTCTTTAGTTGTTTCACCAGAATACTCAACTGCTTTAAGCGAAGTTATACCTTTGTTTTTAGCTTCCAACCACCTGTGTGTACCATCAGTTATCTCATAACCTTTGGATAATTTCCTAACAATTAGTGGTGCGTTTCCAGAACGGGATAATCTGCCCTCTGCAATATTCTTTTTAGTCGTCTCTAATTTATCTCCAAGAACAGGTCTTGCGTCATCTAAGTTAAGGTCAAAAGGTGTTTTATCTTTAAATATAGGCATTTGTTGTGACTTTATAAAATCTTCGGCACTCTTATATTTCCTTGCTTCTTCAATTAATCCTTTACCTTTTACTTCTGGTATAGAGGGTTGAACTGATTTTTTACCAGCTAAGAAATTCTGAATTTCATCAGTAGTTTCATTTGCTTTACTACCTTTAAATAACCCTTTTTCTCCTTTGATATATCTTGATGAACTTTCATTAGGTTTCAAGAAGTTTTTAATTTCACCAGTATTGTCAAAGGTTTTATCTATTGTTTTTCTAGTTAAATCGGCAATTTTATTTAGCTTGTCCTCTTGTAACATTTTCTTATTAGTTATAATGTTTCTAACCTCGTCCTCTCCTATAAACTTTTCGCCTAATTTAATGATAGAATTTTCCGCTTTCTGGACATCTTTTAAGATACTTTTATCATTAGATAAAACATCTATGGCTTTATTTAATTCTTCCCTAGAGTTTCGTGTTTTGAGTATTCTTCCTACAAAACTTCCAGTAGAGTCAATTAAGTCATCACTTTTATTAATTGCTTTTCCTAAATCGTCAAGTTTACTTAAATGTTTAACTTGTCCGAACTCTCCCGCTCCAGGGATTGCCAAAGAACCCATAAATCCTAAAGGCATAGCCAATGCGGGGTTCATACCTCTAGTTACTAAAGCCCCACCAATATCACTTCCTCTACTAAAAGACTCTTTTAATCTTTGACCGAAGTTTTTATTTGGGTCTTTGCGAATAACAGAGTCAACTACATTTTCAATCGGGCTTAAAATACTAGTTACTGGACCGAGATATTTATTGAATTTACTACTTATTTTTTGCGTAGATTGTGGATTTGGGTCGGCTTGAACATTAGCAGTATTACTTCCAATACCCGCAGAATATAAACTCCCCCATTTGTTTTGGGGTGGGGTATTTTTAATGTCTTGCCAACTTAATGTCATAATCCTGTTAAGTAGTCTGATAACTGAGATGCCCTATCGGTTGGGATACTTTCAAGCACCGCTCTAGCATTGTCAAACCAAGCCTTAGCCACAGTTTCAGAAGTGTATTCGTTCGGGAAAGATTTCATTGCCAAACGTTCGTATTCCCCACCATTTAACACACCTGCCCCAGCAGCTTGGTTGATAGCACCAGCGACTAAAGCCATTTGAGTTTTGTAGTTATTTAATCTATCTACAAAATCTTGGTCTTTTAATTTCTTGTATTCTGTTTTAGCTCTAGCTTGAACTCCGCCACCTAATAAGGTAGTTTTTGAACCCATAGACAAAGACTTATCACTTCCCGCTCCGTATAGTTTTTCCATCATACCAATACTGGCTGATACTCCACCGCCCTTCTTCTCTTTTTCGGCTTTGGCTAGTTTTTCTTGATAAGAAGTTTCCTTATCGTACATATCTATCAGTTGAGTATAAGAAGCCTTATCTCCTGCTTGGTAAGCACTCATAGCAGCCGAGTATAATTTTTCAGGTGTATAACCCGTTAAACTCTTGGGTGTTTCTGCTTGAGCTCCCTCGTATGGTATCCAGTCTTGACTAGTTTCGTCCCATTGCCATTGACCGCCCTCGGATAGAATAGGTGTTGGGGTTGGTAGTTTTCCCGTTTCTAATCCAGCACTCGTTGCAGGGGTTGTAGCAGGGCTTTCTGTGGGTATTAAAGGCTCTCCGCCCATTTCCATAGGTGTTTCAGTTGGGGCAGTTTCACCTTGTGGTGTCATCAAAGCCCCAACGGCTAATTTTTGGGTTACAGGACTTTCTAAAATTGCTCCCGCTCCTTTCATAACTCCAGGGATTGCTTTTTCTCCGACTGCTTCTAATGCTGGTCCAACAATAGGATAAGTTAAAGGTTTAGTGACATCAAATCCCTTTTGGAATAATCCTTGACCTGATTTAGAAATTAATGAACCTCTTGCTTTTTCAACTACTGGTCTTAGTGTTAGAATTTCCGATTGAGTAGTTAAGGCGTCTTTCAATTCAGGAAACATCGTTTTAAGGGTATCTCTCATTGTTTCGGCAATAGTCATTTGAGCCACCTTAACCGTTGAACCCTTTGGAGTGGTAGCCATAGCTTTTCCATATTTAGAGTTAGCTATTCTTAACAATTTAAGAGCTTGTTTGGCAGTAATACCGTTCTGATATTTCTTTTCAGCTTGTTTAATTATTTCTGTTAATCCGTTTACAACATCATCGTCTAATCCAGCTTTATGAAGATTTAACTCTTTTTTCAAAGCATTAATAACTGTCTTTCCGTCAATTTTAATACTACTTCCAGCTTCATCTACTGTTTGTTGGATAATGTTTTCAGCTTCTTTTAGTTTAACAGCAAAAGTTCCACCTCTGTTTTTCTCACTAATTGGTCCTAATAATTCGTCAGTATTTTTCCCATATTTAGTTGCTAATTCGTTTACAGTAGTGCCAAATTTCTTAATAATGGCGTTTTCACTAGCACCAGTAGCCTTAATAGCTTTTTGAGTAAATTGTTTACCCGTCCACCTAAGACCTTGACCTAAAGCACTAAGTCCACCACCAATAGCAGCTCCACCCAAAGCACCCCCGACTTCTTTACCGTATTCACTTGAACCTAATCCTCTCATACCACCACCTAGGGCAGATAATCCAACTTTAGCACCAAACCCTAAACCTTTTCCCGCAGGAACGGCATAACTTGCTTGTTCTAAAAATTGTTTTGCTCCTCTACTGGCATAATCGCCTAAAGTTCCAGTTCTACCCGCAGCAGCTTGGTCTTGGGTATATTGAGAAAATTCAGGGGCAGCAATCTTTTCCCCCGCACCAGATAAGGACTTAGACTCGTTATAAAGTTGTTGAGTTCTAGCAGTATCACCCGCTATCCTAGCTTCTCTCATTTCCACCGCAATTTCGGCTAATCTTTTAGTTATAGCTTCCTCGTCTTGGACATATTTTTTTGTTTTACCACTAGCACCAACTATAATGTCTTTCACATTAGCCGTAGTCATTGGAGCAAAAAAATTCCCCACTTTTTCAATAAAGCTTTTAGGTTTAGATAATTTTGTTTGACCCAATAATTCACTTGGTCCAGTTATTCCCATAGAATTTCCACCCATAGAAGTTCCACTTGTTGAAGTTTGAATTGGCGGAGTATAAGTTCCACCAAGAGCCTTAACCTTTTTAGCAATAGTATCTTCGGAGATACCTTGACTTCTTAATGTTTGTATTACTTGTTGTGATGTTGCCATATTATGCTGATAAATTTAATAAACGATTAGGCATAGTAGATGTTGACATTGGTTTAGTCTTTGGTTTAGTTTCAATTTTAATTCCACCACCGAGAATAAGGTTGCCATATTTGTCAAATTTTTGAGTAGAAGTTTTAGTTGGTTGATTAATATTTCCGCTATCGTCAATAGTTACTCCTTTTAATAAGGCATCGGCTTTTTGGTCTTCACCCTTTGGTGCGGTAGTTGGTTTTGGTTCTTTTCCGCCAAGGTAAGTGCTTAAATCACCCGCAGCCTTTGTCTTATTACTGGCTTCAATATCTATTAAAGATTTAAGGTATTCAATTCTACCCACTCGGCTTTCTTTGGCGTAATCCATTAAAGTGTTTACTAGATTTGCTTTGGCGGTAGCTTCGGCACTAAGTTTAGACCTACTTCGTAATATGTCCGCATATTGAGTTCTTAAAGGTTCTTCACCCGCAGTCACCATACGCCCCCTTTGACCTTCGGTGATTAGATAATTCCCGACTTCTTTGTTTATATTCGGCTCAACTTTGGCAATTTTATCCTCTATATCAGAAACGGTATTATCTATATCAGTAATTAATTTATTCACATCAGTCAATCCTTGTTTTTGGGCAAGGTCTTGATACATCGCCATATAATCAGGGGTTTCCGATGCTTCCTTGGCGTATTGGTTTTGTAGGTTAGTAAAACCTTTTATTGGGGTAAAGCTAGGTTTATTTGCTTGAACCGTTTGGTTTCCACTCGTTAATTGGGCAGGATTAGGTTGTTTTTGTAAGACATTTAGACTAGGATTTTTAGCACCCCAATCTGCCTGAGCTCCTGGCTCGTCCCAAGCGGTATAGGCTTCTGTGCCGTATTTACTTAAACTTTGTTCTCTGGTTAGTGCCATAATTTATTATAAACTTTTAATTTTTAATTTATCTACTTCATCTTTTAGTTGAAGTATTGCTATCCTTTGAATTTCAATCAATCTATCCAAAGAATAACCTTTTTCTCCTTTGTCGTTAATAGTCAAAATGTCTTTATGTAATTTTTCGTGGTTAACAATACTCCAACCACTTTTATCAGTTGTACTTTCAAGACTATTTAAAATAGAAAAAGGTTCTCCTTTAAAAACTTCTGATCTAGTATTGAAATGATAAGCCCAAACAGTATCACAAGCGTCTATATCTTTTTCGTTCATATCAAGATTACTTTCCAATTTAACTTTATTAGAACCCTCGGCATCTAAAACTAAATTACCACTATTAGAAGTAAATTTATTTGCTTGAAATTCTGCTTTATGATAAGCCCTATCATTGGAAACGGTAAAATAATTATCATTTTGAGCAAAGTTCTTAATATAGAAAGTATTATTACTTCCTAAGGTAAGCCAAAATTGTTGACCACTAGTTACTGAAATTCCACCATAACCACCCGAAGACGTTAATAAAACCGAATAATTATTATCTATTACAAAATCACCACCCATAAGATTTGCTCCCCCATTTCCAGCGGTTGTGGCTTTCAAAAGACCTTTAACAGCACTTCCAGTTACAAAAGCGATATAAGGAACTCCACCACTCATAAGCATAGAAATACCAGCGGTGGCACTCCCAACTAGAATAGAACCGCTACTGTCTAAACTAACACTTGTTCCAGAAAGAGTAGTAGCACCTATTGTCCAACCCCCGATTGTTCCAGATGTAGAAGTTATTGAACCAGATATTGTTGCATTTGTAGCCGTCAAAGCCCCCGCCATTGTTACCCTAAAAGGAGCATCGGCAAAGGTTGAGTCACCTAAATAAATTCCATTACTATCGGCTTTAAAAATATTATCACCGCTCCCGATTGAAATAGAACCGCTAAAAGTTCCACCTACGGCTGATAAAGTGCCTTTAATAGTAAAAGTTCCTGCTGATTTGTCGTAGAATACCCCTGCCCCGCTATCATAAGCTCCAATAGTTACATCTCCGACATTAGTTCCACTTATTTCTGCTTTAAATACTGAGTTTGTTCCGTCAGTTACATTTACACCAGTTGAAGCGTCTAAAGTAATTTGTTCCGAACCCGTTAAACCGTAACCGTGAAAACCGCTAGAAGTAATAATAGTTGAGTCTAAAGTTCCATTATTAACAAAAATTCCAGTCTTATTTATTCGTAGCGGTCCATATCTTAATCCTCTAGTGGAAGTGAATTGATTTTCTTGACCTACTTCGGGCTTATTCGTAAATAAATTTTGAAACCAATTAGGAGTTATTGAAGTCGTAGATTTAGAGGATTTTTTATAGCTCATAAATTATCCTCGTTTTCGTATTCAAAAATAATCTTACTAACTGACGGCATAGTTGAAGTTCCTGTCAAGGTTACTCGGACTTCTAAATCAACACATCTAAATCCATAGGCAAATAGTTTTTGAGTTACCGCCCCGTCCGAAGCATAAGAAGCAGTTCCTACCGTTTCCCACGTTCCTTGGTCTTTTTTAATCTGTAAGGTAATAACTTCTCCACTAGCTAGGGGTTTAAAGAATAATTTTTGTCGGGTTACACTCATCGGGAAAGTAGTCGTAACCACGAGGGATTGATAATCCACCGATAATTGATTGGTAGAAGTAGATAATTTGTCTATTCCGTAAGTTGTATTGTCTTGCCAACCTACATAAAGGTCAGAACCGATTGCCTTAATTGCCCCGATATTTAAAGTCGTTCCTTGTGTAGTGCCTGTTGAGATATAACTCTCTAAATTTAACCCGTCAGGATAACCTATTTCAGGTGAACCAAAAGAGTATATTCCTTTATAAGCAGTAGTAGAAGTTCCCCCCGCTAGACCAAAGAAGCACATACCCTTAAAATTAGTTTCTGCTCCTGGGTAAACATAAACCGTTGAACCTTGACCGATATAGGGAATTTTCTTTACCTTGCTAGTCGCACCATTATACTTATAGATATTCCCACTAGAACCCGCAAAAATATAAACTGCTTCTTGATTGGCTTGGATTGACGATATACCTGAACCCTCTAAAACTTCGGTAAAGAAGTTATAAGTTGAAGATGTGCCGTCCCAAAAGAATAGAAATCCTCGTTTGGCTTGGGTGATGTCCTCATTATCATTGACCGCTAAAACCATATACTCACCCATTACTCCTAAATCCCTAACGTGGTAACCAACGGGAAAAGTTAGTTTGTTGTAAGTAAAGGTAGCATCGTCCCACGTGGCTAGATATCTACCATTGGAAAAAGCCACGAAATTAAGAAAAGTCATTATCGGGGCAAAATCGGTTACAGTTTGAACATTAGAAGTCTGCCAAGCATCGGTAAAACTCTCTCCTGCTAAAGCCATACGCCCTATTTGAGAATTTTGGCGATAATACATATAGGCGTTATAAACCTCTAATCCTTGACCAGTACAGTTTGATACAGTTCTTAGAACTGAATAAGTTCCAGCACTATTCTTGTAAATCCTTCCCCCGCTACCGATTGAGTAAACTAAGGCGTTATAAGAAGTAATAAATTTAGGTAGGTCTAAGACTGTCGCCCCACTATCCTTAACAAAAGCTTTATTAGCAGTAATATAATCAGGGTCGTCTTTGTAATTTAGACCAGAACTATATCGGCAAGTTCCCTCACCGCCACTTTTAGAGCCTAAACTCCAACCGCCATAAAATTTTTCTATTGTTAAATTCATTAACTTAAATTAACGGGATAATCGTTTGGATTAATAACTTGATTTTCTGAAGCCCTAAAAACGCTATTAGAACTTCTGGTAAGGTATCGGCTTTTTAAGTCCCTAATACCCATATCGTATAAATTCTTATAAAAGGTTGACCTGCTTTCCTCACCTGTCATCATAAAATAATCCTCTAAAGGTTTGTATAAAATAATGTCTTGATAGCCGTCAGGTATTATAGGACAATCCCCAATCGTATAACTTGCCCCCGCAGTAGTAGCCCCCTCGTAGGTCTTGTAAAGAGATATATTTGTAGCATTAGTATAGGTTCTAATCTGATACCAAATTCCGTCTGGTAATTTAATCCACCTATTAATCATCGCACTAGTAAAAGTTGTGGCTGCTCCAACAATCGCTGCCGAGTTTAGGGTTGCAGTAATTGTTCCAGTAGAATAATCATCAGCCGACATTTCTCTAGGCATTTGTCGGAATTTAGCATAAATCGTCCAAGAAGTATCACTTGGTAACGGGTAGAAATTAATATAATCGTTATAAATACAGTAATATTCTGGGTAACTTGAAGTAGAAGTATCAATGGCTATGCTTTCAAATTCAGTAGTTGAGTGGATTTCCTTTGGGAAGTATTTAATCCCCCCTTGTAGAACATAAACCGTTGAAATACTATTTGGCATATAATTTGACGGTAATCTGTAAGCTGCTTGACTTGCTACCGAAGTGGCATACATTTCATCGTCTAAAAAAGTAAAATTAGCTGATTGGCAAATAGATTTCTGGGAGTCGTTTATTCTTTTCTTACCGTCTGCGACTGCGGTGGTAGAAGTGTCCTTGGTTAATCTTCCATATTTTGTGTATAAATCTTGAAAAGTTAGCATAAATTAATTTTAAAATTATAATTACGGTATGCTGTAAGCCTTTATATGTCAAAATAAGTCGTCAGAACAGGATAATGATATTTAATTATATCATTTTTTAGTCCAGCCTGAAGTTACATCGCTTGGTTTTTCCCAACCCGAAGTAATGTCTGACGGTTTAGTCCAACCAGTAGAATAATCTGTGTCTGGTGTCCAACTTCCTGTATAAATTTCATAAGTTAGACTTTTTGTTAAAGCGGTAGTAGTGCCAACAAGACAGTATTGTAACGACTTAGTTTTAATCTTTGAAGCCAAAACAGTATATTTTAAAGTCTTGGTTTTATCGGTAGAGGTTAAGACTGTATATTTTAACGATTTGGTTACTTGTACAGGAGAAACTATAGTATAGGTTAGTTGTTTTTGAAATAAAGTGTAGCAATCTAATAAAATCTTACCCCCGTTCTCTTGGATTAGAAAATCATTGTTCTCTTGAAGTAGATAACAAGTATCGGGATTATCAGGGGTGGTAACAATACAATATTTAAGACTTTTAGTTAGTGAAGTTGAACCAGAATAAACACAATACTTAAGAGATTTAGTAACATCAACATTTCCTTGAACTTTATAAGTAAGGTCTTTTTGAGTCGCAGTAACACTAACAACACAATATTCAAGAGATTTAGTCTTGGCGGAAGGAGTAGAAGTAACTGTGTATTTAAGAGATTTTGTCTTGGCACTAGGCGTTGAAGTAACAGTATATTTAAGACTTTTGGTTAAACTGGTATCAGTTAAAACTGTATATTTAAGTGATTTGGTAATTACAATAGGGGCAGCGACATCTAAAATTATCTTGTCATTATTCTCTTGAAGTAGGAAGTCGTTATTTTCTTGAAGTAAAAAAGACATATTGTATTATTTAGTTTCCATTGTATTGGATTTTTTAATTTTTATTTCTTTCTCCCACTACATTTTTTATTCATAGGGTTTATTAGAGTTCATTACTAAATGCTAAATAAGCACTGGCATTATTGTTACTAGCTAAAATGGCACAATTATTGCTTGTTAGACCACTTGCAACGGTTGCTTTAATGGAGGCAGTTGCTTTAGTGCTTTCGTTTGCTCCAGATAGGGCTGGTACGGCACTACAAGCAACAAATGAACCTGTTATCCATACAGCATATTGATTTGCTGTTCCTGTTGTTTCAAGGGTATAAGCATTATTCCTTTTTTGTACACTAAAGTTATAAACTCCGTGTAACTCAGTAGTTCCAACACACATACCAGACATAAACCTAAAATAAGTACCACTTGCTTCAGCACCAACCTTTTCATAATACCTCTGACAAGCTCTTAATTCTTCTTCATAGCTTTTTGGCATAAAAGGTAGATCTACATCACCAGCACAGAGTTGGACTTGAGCTATATCTATGTTTCCACTTCCAACAAAAGACTCTGCTCCATCAGCTCCAACATAGGCGTCTGTTGTTGTTCCCCACATTGTTGCTATAGCAAGACCAAAATTATCATCATTATCAGTTCCAAATGTTTTACCCGATAAAGTATTGGTGGTTATTGTATGGGTATATTTAGTCCAAGTAGAAGTTAATGTCCAGTTAGTTCCATTTATTATTTCAATTGAACTAGGACTTCCACCACCACCATAATATTGAATACTATAAACACCTATTTTTTTATTAGCAATATCTGATTTGGCCCAGAAAGAAACTGTTACTTTTTTACCATCTCCACATAAATATCTAGTTCCATGTTCAATAAATTGAGCCCAAGTTCTTCCAAGAGCGTTAGCACCAAAACTAGAACCAGCACCATTTACATTTAATCTTGAGTGATAAAAAGCATTTGGGATAGCTCCTGAAGTAATTATTTGTCTGCTCATTACGATAGTTGGAGCAGTACCACCATCAACGGTAAGTTGATATTTCCACCTATCTGCTGTTGGATAGGTATTAGTTGTTGGTCCTGTAGATGTTGTTCCTCTCTGCCATACATCAAAGTTTCCATTTATTATGGCTTGTCTAGCCATTGAAGAATTAGGTACAACATCAAAATATTGGGCATCGTTCATTGAATAGGCTTGTAGGTGTCCAGTTCCTTTTCCTGTAATTTTTACATCAATGTTAGTATCATCACCAGTAGCACTAATTATTGGGGAATTTGTAGTGGCAGCGTTGGTAACTGTAATTTCATTAACCGCACTTCCCGTAGCAGGGGTTATAATAACTTCGTTTCCGCTTGTATCAGTAATAGCCGTTCCAATTTTAGGACTAGTTAAAGTCTTATTTGTCATCGTAACAGCGTGGTCTTTAAATACAAACTCATCGTTTCCAGTAAGTAAGGGCAAAGTAACGGTTCTATCCGCACCCAATTCAGATACAGCTAGGACATATTGGTGGTCGGCAGAAGTATCTTGAATTTCTAAGGTCTTTGGTAGAGTGACAGTTCCAGTAAAAGTAGGAGAAGCTATCGGGGCTTTAGCAGCCGTAGCATTAGCAATAGTAATTTTCTTTGTAATAGGTGTTCCTGCGGGGTCGTCAACAATCGCTAGTAAATCAGATTGGTCAACTGATGTAAGTTCTGTTAGAGCTGTAATTTTTGCGTCTGCCATATTTTATTCAAAATTAATAATATCGGGATTTTCTGTTAAAACAGTTTCCCCCGAAGGTAATATAACTAAGATAGATTTGTTTGTTTTCCCGTGTGTATTGGTTTCGTAACCAAAACAGTAAAGGGTGAAGTTTCTTTCATCAGGGGTAAAGATGTTTAGTCTTTTCCTCTTGTAGTAATGAATTAACTTCATTTTGTCAGGGTCAAACAGTAAAGTATGGCATTTTTCATCATTAACCATTTTAAAAGCAAATAACTTTGATTGGTCAATCTCTTTAAACTGATGAAAAAACCCTGCTTCGTCAAACTGTTTCAAAACAAATCCATTGTTGTAATGGGCTTCCCAGCACCATTGCTCTTTTTCTGTTTCTATTGTCTTACCGTCTTTTATAAATTTATACATCATTGTATTGAAGTAGATTTTTTTAGGCTACTTCGTCATATTGATAGTTCATCGTAGAAGTTGAACCTGCTACATCACCCGCATCGGTGACAATTTGATGAACTAAATAATCCGAGTAACCGTTAGCTATAAGAGAACCCGATAGTGATGTTCCAATTCCGAGGTTAGCAGTAGAGGGTTCAGCCGTAGGCATAGCATTATCTACATTAGCAATAGCTGTCTTAACAGGTTGGGCATAGGTCTTTGCCGAGTAGTCGGTAGTTTCACCCGCATTGGTAACGTGAGTGGCACTTCCACCCAAAGCACCTGTTCGCCAAACTTTTAAATTTAAAATAGCGGAAGATGTAGAAATATCCGACAAATTTATTCTTTGATATTTGGCGTAGGTATTTGCTCCAGGGGTTACAGGATAGGCTACAGGGTCAAGATTGACCGCATCGGTATTTCCCATATTGGTATTGGTAATAGAAGCTGTTATCGTTTCACCCGCTCCGTTACTTTCTGATATTGATACTGTTGCTGCCATAGTTAATTATACTCCTTGTTTATTTTAAATTAAATAATTCAGACATTATGGGTTAATCCGTAGTAGCCACAACACTAGCATCGTCTGATAATGGTGACCAAATAAGATAAAAGTCAACCACACCCGCTTCTGTATTGGCAGTTTTGGTTGTCATTATAATGTCATTACCATTTAAAAAATATTCAGGTAAATTGTCGGCTGCTGCGGTAGATTCTCCAACTATGTAATAAGTTGCAGGGGTAGCATTGTTTAACCAAATATGACCAGCGTCCAAAGATGTCATAGTCGTAACTGGCATAAAGATTGCCGTAGCCCCTGTAATTCCCACTTCGTCAGTAGAACCCGCACCCGTAGCACTTGTCTTACAAACTGCTACTAATTTGGCTTTAATAAGCCCCGTAACTGTAAATAAAACTCCACCGTCTTTAGCTCCGCCATCATTTCCCCAAGCATCAGCAGTAGCCCCGTCAAAAGTAACTGTCCTTTTAGTTAAAAACCCCTCGTTTTGGATAGGCACACTATTGGCGTCCCTATAAAAACTAGAACTTATTATAGCCATAATTTATTTTAAAAAATTAACTTAATGATTTTATGTCAACACCCTTGTACTCCGAAGTATGTTCTACTTCTGGAATATCTTCTACCTCATTAGACTTACTAACAGGAGATGACTTTGTTTCATTTTCGCCAATTAATTCTACTTTAGCTTTTTTAGGAGCTGATACTTTAATTATTCTTGACTTTGTTGGCATACCGAGTAAACGAGATGCTTCGTCTTGACTAATTAAAATCTTTTTAGCAGTTGCTTCTCTAAGGGTTTTGTCCATCATAGAAGCTTCATTTGTTCGGATTAGTTCACGATTTATCAAATGTTTTGCCAAATGATTAGCAAGAAATATTGGGTAGAATTTAATTTCCCCCGCTTTAACTAGATAAGGTCGGCTATTCCACATAGCACCTTGTTCTTCGGTAAAGTCCTCGCTAGTAAAATTATAAAAGGGCGTAGTCTCAAAACTTTCTGAGTTTGGTTCAAGATTTTCTGTTAGTGGCATAATGTTTTGTCTAAACTTTTAATTAATAAACTTATTAAGTTTATCATTTTTGCCCCCCACTATAAAGTGAGGAGCAATTCCATAAACTTAGTCTATGTTAACCCAAATTGGGTGAGCATAAGAAGCTTCCCCAGCTTGAATAAAGTATCCCAATTTCCATTGAACTAAATCGTCAGTACAGTCATCAACTGCACCTGCGGTTGTAGCATCACAGATAACTGGAACACCAGCAGAACCAGCAGAGTGAGCAAAAGCACCCATAACTCCACGAGTAAGTAACCAGCCATAATAACCAGAAGTGAAACTCCTAAGAGCACCACCAGTTGGGCAAGTTACGACTGAAGTATCCATCAAAACACCGTTCCAAGGATTGTGAGCTAATGATATTTTAGAGGTCGTATCAAGAGCCACAATTAATGGGTCTTCAAGGTAAAGAATAGAAGCACCACCACTAGTAAAAGCAGCGTGGCTAGAAATCTTTAATGTTTGACCGATACCAGTTCCGTAAGAAACAGTAACAAAACCGTCTGCGTATTCATTAGCAGTAGAGGTTGTGGCAGCGTGAGTAAAAGAGATACTTTTTGCTCCGATAGCAGCCGTAGCAGTAACAGCCATTTTAACTGTTGCACTATCAATAGCAGGACTTTGAGTCATATAACCCAAAGTAACAGCTTCGCCCATTTTCGCATATCTAAATATACGACCATCGGCAGTTTCACCCATAGCACCGAGTTGGTGTTGTTGAGTTGCACTTTCTTGCCAGATGTCTTGAGCACCTAAAGAGATTAAACTTGGCATAATTTTTTTCCTTTAATAAATAATTAATCCCATTTTAAATAAACGGGGTGTGCATATCCATCTTCAGAAGCTTGGATAGCTTGTCCTAATTGGACTTGAGTCAAATCATTTGCGGTTACATCAATAGAACCGTCCTCGGAAGCATCATAAGAGAAAGAATATCCAGCAGCAGCCACACCATCAGCAAAAGCTCCGAATACTCCTCTAGTTTGAAGCCAACCGTAATAAGCATTGGTAAAACTTCTAATTGCTCCACCACCAGCGGTAGTAACTAAGGAAGTTGACATCAAAACTCCACGCCAAGGGTTGTGAGCTAAATCTACTCTTGAAGTAGTATCTAGGGCAACAATCAAAGGGTCTTCTAAGTAAACAGTAGAAGCACCGCCTGATGTTAAGGCAGCGTGACTTTTAATTTTTAAAGTTTGTCCAATTCCTGTTCCATAAGATACGATTAAATATCCTTCGGCATACTCATTTTCAGTTGAAGTCGTAGCAGCGTGGGTGAAAGAAACCGAAGTAGCACCAACGGCAGCAGCAGCAGTTACACTCATTTTGACAGTAGCACTATCAATCGGTGCAGATTGGGCAACTCTACCAATAGTGATAGCTTCTCCCATTTTGGCGTAACGGAATAATCTTCCGTCAGAAGTTTCTCCCAAAGCACCTAGGGGGTGTTGTTGAGTAGAACTCTCACTCCAAATATCCTGAGCAGCTAAGGAAACTATATTTGTTGACATAATTTTTCCTTTTTAAATAATAAGTTTTTATAAAAGGCTTTTATGCGACCTCTTACAATCAGTTACTTTACTTTATTGGTAAAGTTTCTTATTTCTCCCCACCCAAGCAGGTGGTGAGGAGTTTAAAAACCTTTACGTAGCAGTTGTCAAAATACCCGTTGTATTGGAAGCATAGACAGGTTCAACTCTTAGTTGATTGAAGGCACTTGCCCAATCAGTTGCACCAGTCATAACAGTTCCACCTCGGATTATAACTACACCACCTGGAGCAGCATTTAGTGTCATTAAGACAGTTTGTGCCACACTTGTTCCATCAACATAGTTGATAAAAACACAACCGTTGAAATCAACGAAACGACCAATATCATTGGCAGTATCGGCTTTAATGTCAATAGCAGTTGCAGCAGTAGCATAGGTTAAGAAACGACAACTTTCAAAAACAGTCTTTGATGTTCCGCCTTGGAAATCAATCAAAGTGTTAGCAGCACTTCTAGCAACATTGTCGTTACCGAAAGTACAACCTACAAATCTATTTTCTTCAGCACCGTTCATTAATAGAACAATACCACCAGCTTCAGCAGCAGCAGTTGCGTCAGATAAACCAGCAAAATGACAATTCTCAAAATAATTGTAATCACCAGTGATACTTGCCATTACATAACTATCGGCAACTCCCTGATAGAAAGTTATATTTTTAAAAATACAACCGTTCTCGGACAATACGAATTGTGGAGTTGTAGTCGCAGCAGCTAGAGTAAAACTCATACCTGAACGAATACTAGTAGCAGTAGGAGCTCCGCAACCAATTAAATGAGTAAATCTTTTTGACCAAGCAATAGCAGCAGTTTCAGTAGTTCTACCAGTTCCACCCGTTGGGGCAATTAAAACTACATCATTTTTACCACTAGTACACTTAGCATAAGCAGCAGCAACAGTCTTTAAAGCATTGTCCTGACTTTCGCCAGAATTAGCCGTATCGTTTCCTGCGTATGGGTCAACATAATAAAGATTACCAATAACAGGTAAACCTAAAATACCCGCTATATCTTCGGGCATTATTTTTGCTCCCCATTTCATTGCGGGAACGTAATTTCTTACTTTTAGCATATTTTTCCTTTTTT